CTTTTTAAAAGGAATTTATTATGAAAGTAAAAACAGTTGACAATATTAAAGACGGAAACAAAGCTGCTAGACGTGAAAACATGTATGGTGGTGGTAACATGAAAAACAGATATGGTATGAAACATGGCGGTAAACCTATGAACGGTGATATGCCTAAAGCTAAACCCTGTTAAGAGATTATAAATGGCAACAACATACTTAGATTTAACTAATGAAGTTCTTAGAGAACTCAACGAAATACCTCTAACCTCTGCAAACTTTGCAAACGCTGTAGGACTTCAACAGTTTGTCAAGGATGCCATCAACAAGTCTATATTCGATATAGCAAATGAAGAACCCCAGTTACCATTTTTTGCAGTAGGCGAAAGTGGTGCAACTGACCCGTTCTACGGAAACGTGACCGTAGCAACAACAGCAGGTACCAGATGGTACGAACTAAAAGAAAGTAGTTCAAGTGTTGCAGATGATTACGGTTCCATAGACTGGGATGATTTTTATTTAACCACGATTAACGTCAGTGGTGAATCAGCTCCTTTTATCTCTAAAGGTTTAAAGTTTTTAAACTTAGCTGATTGGAAAAGATATTATAGAGATAATGAAAATGCAGACGATGCAAATACACAAGCATATGGTGAGCCTAAGTTTGTTATTAAATCACCTGATGCAAGGAAGTTTGGCTTAAGTCCAATACCTGATAAAGAGTACAACGTACACTTTTATGCGTTTGAAAAGCCTACAAAACTTGTAGCACATGGAGACACAGTTGTCTTTCCAGAACAATACACGAATGTCATAACTGCAAAGACAAGATATTATATTTGGCAGTTTAAAGAATCTCCACAACAAGCAGCTTTTGCTATGGATGATTATAAGAAAGCAATGAGGATGATGAAATCTAATTTGATTAATCCTACTCCTCGTGCAATGACAGACGACAGAAGATACTTTTAATTTAATAGAGAAAAAACTATGAGACCAGAAATAAGAAGAAAAAGAAAAAATAAAGCAAAAAAAACTACAAGGCAAGTATCTTGATGCTTTAAAAACAGCTACAGAAAATGAAAGTATGAACCGAATGATAAACTCAAATCCTAGAGGTGGTATGAGGTCAGGTCGTTATACAGCTTCTAAAGGTGGCAAAATTGAAATGCCAATAGCCAAACCTAATTAAAAAGTAATTTATGGCACGTTCACAACCTTATACCGTTGCATGTGCAGGTGGTTTAATCAAGTCTGCTAACTCAATAGACTTACTTAAAACACCCGGTGCAGCTAGAGAACTTAGAAACTTTGAAGTCTCTATTGAAGGTGGTTATAGACGTATCAACGGATTTGAAAAGTTTGGTGGTGAAAGTGCAACGATTCCTAGTGGTAGCACAGGAACAATACATGGGGTGATACCTTATGCTGATGGAGTTATTGCTGCCATTAACAACAATATTTATTTTAGCCAAGATGGAATTACATGGTTACAAATAAATAAATTATCTGCTGGAGTTGGTGATGATTATGCTACTTTTACAGGTAAAGCAGCTTCGGTAAGAACTGGGCAAAGTCAATGTACTTTTGCAATGTTTGAAGCTGCTGGTGAAGATTATGGGCAACTAATGATAGCCGATAATGCTACTAAAGATATTTTTGTTTTTAGAATGGAAGGCACTGGAGCTTTAAACACTAGAACATTTTTTACAGACGAAATACGACCTAACGGAGCTAATACTCCGGTACAATATATTACATCACACGACCACCACTTAATTGCTGCTGGTGTAGAAGGTAACGAAACCACAGTCTACTACAGTGTACATAATAGTCCTGAAGACTTTAGTGGTGCTGGTTCAGGTTCTGTTACTATCACAGATAAGATTGTAGGAATTAAAGGATTCCGTGAAGACTTGTTTGTGTTCTGTGAAAATAGTATTCACAAACTTATAAACATTGATAACTCTCAAACAGTTGCCATTGTTTCAGTTGCTGAAAACATTGGATGTTTAAGTGGTTACAGTATTCAAGAGATAGGTGGTGACCTTATCTTCTTGGCACCAGACGGATTAAGAACCGTTGCTGGTACTGCAAGAATTGGAGACGTTGAGTTAGGTACAATATCTAAACAGA